TCAGCCTCGAAGAGACCACCAGACTCGTCCCGCAAGTGCCAAAAGCCGAAATCGAAGCATTCCTCAAACAACACGACAAGGAGATTAGATTTTGACCGAATGCGAACACTGTCATAAGCCCCTGAAGCCCGTCACGGACAACCTGCTCTGCGACACATGCCGAGAAACGTACTGGCAGCTCATCAGACAGCTCGGCGACGTCCAACTGCCCGCACTGACCAGCATCATGCTCAAACACGCGCACATTGGAGCGACAGGCCACATGCCAAACCGAGGCAACACGCCGATGCCAATCGACACGCACGCCCAAAAACTCATCGGCGAATCCGAAGCATGGCTCGCCGAACAGGCCGGCAAAATCAGACCACAATACGCCAACTACAAATGGCGCAAAGCATGGCTCGCCATCCTGTCCAACCGCCACACCATTCTAAGCATGACCACCGCCGCAGAAGACTACGCAGCCCTGGAACACATCAGCAGACGCAATGAGATCGCCCTGACACCAGACGAAGCCATGGTCATCATCGGAACATGCCCACAATGCGGCCACCAAGCCATCAGCACGCCACAAGCCGAAACATGGACATGCCCGGACTGCGAATGGCAAGGCGGAGTCCAAGCCATCAAAGCCACCCGCGACAACAAGCTCTGGC